ATGCTGATGAAGCAGACCTAGACCCACTTGAAATAGACCCAAACTGGTTGTCCTTATACAAGGCAACTACTCATTTATCACTAGTATGTGATACCTACCTAAGAACAAGACAATCTATAATGCAAGAGAGTGACGAAGATATATTTCAACTCTGGGATGAAGAAGACGAAGACTACAGAAGAGACCCAGAGGTTATAAGAGATATGTTAGATGGAATGGGTTACTCTATCCCAGCAGAACTACAAGAAGATTTAGAAGAGATTAAAAAGCAGAACGAAACTGAGAAAGAATCAAAAGGAAATATTATACAGTTTCCTATTGACAGGTGAGTTCACTTTTTGATATAATGTATACAATTTAAAACCTTATAATTGGAGTATAATATGGGATATTATGATGCAACTGAGGGAGAGTTAAAACTTGCAGAAATCGGTAGGGAAATATCGGCTTATGCAGAAAACCATAAAACTAAGTCATTAAGATTTAGTCGTAAACTATTTGAGAAGGACAGAAAGGGTTGTCCAGAAGATGATGTATGGAATACTATGTTATCGGCTGCAGATAAGTTGAGTAGGTTCGGAACATTGTGGGGGCCCAAAACTGTTGATGTTTTCAACGCAAAAGAAAGGGTCATAATACAAGCACAATTGAAGAAGAGAGAAAAGAAAAGTGCCAGACAACGAAAAAATACTTGAAAGTAATGTCTATGAAATGGAAAAACAGAACAGAGAGTTGATGATTCGTATATCAGAGTTAGTAGCAGAGAAATCTGCTCTGGAAAAAAGATTAGAGAAAGAAAAGAAAAGATTCTCTAACGAGTATGATGACCAGATGATGCACGATATGGATTGACAAATACCAGTATAGTGGTATAATTATATTATGAATATATTTTATTTAGATAGTGACCCTATCATATGTGCAAAGATGCACAACGACAAACATTGTGTGAAGATGATATTAGAATCAGCACAGATGTTATCGACCGCCCATAGAGAATTAGATGGTATCGAATATGCAGATACCCACAAACTCTATAAATCCACACATAAGAATCATCCATCATCAGTATGGGTTAGAGAATCTCACATGCATTACAGGTTTCTTTATGACCTATTCATTGCATTGTGTGATGAGTACACATATAGGTATGGTAAACAACATGCAAGTGATAGACAACTAAGAGTTCCACTTGCAAAAGCACCAGACAACATACCAGAAGTCACATGGAATCCACCACCACAATGTATGCCAGAAGAGTACAAGATGACAAGTTCTGTACTTGCATATAGAAAGTATTACATACAAGATAAAGGTTCATTCTCTACATGGAAGAATAGACCACAACCATATTGGTTCAAGGAAACAGCATGAAGTTAAGAAAGTTTAGTCATACAGGTGGAAGGAATGCTAGAAGGTCTAGAGCATTAGAAAGATTACAGACTATCAAAGAACCCAACAAAGAACAACTCAAACAGATTGAGACCCTAGAGAAGAGGATAAGGGCATCATGAACATAGAAAGACTTCCTATCATTAGAACTATCTGGATACTCTTCTGGAGTATATTCAGTAAAGAGGATAGAGACTAATGCCTACTTATGTATTTCAAGATACTAAGACAGAAGAAGTCTTTGAGAAGTTTATGGGTATATCTGAAGCAGATACTTACCTAGAAGATAATCCACATATCAAACGAATAGTTCAAGCACCACAGATAATTAGTAAGTCTGGTGAAAGAACTAGTTTAGGTGGTACAGGTGGATTTAACGAAGTATTACATAAGGTTGCAGATGGTCATCCACAGTCAGACCTTGCAAAGCAAGTTAAGACTAGAAGTGCATCAGATGTAAGAAGAGATAATGTAATTAAAAAACATGGATTAGATAAATTAAAATGACGCATACAATATTAGACTACGATTTTCAGAAGCTTCCTACTACAAATATAGATGGGAAGAGATATTACACCACACCAAATGGTAACAACTACCCATCGGTAACATCTGTTACTGGACTTGCAAGCAAGAAAGGTATCAAAGCATGGAGAAAGAGAGTTGGTGAAAAGAAAGCAAATAAGATATCAACTCAAGCAAGTAGACATGGTACATCTGCACACCAATTGTTTGAAGATTATATCAGAAGTGATAACTTTGAAGAGAAGTATAAGACTGCAATGCCTACAACACAACTTGCATTCAATTGTGTAAAGAACTTACTTGATGAGATTGGAACAGTCCATGCACTTGAAGCACCACTTTATGGTGATGAACTACAACTTGCTGGTAGGGTGGATTGTATTGCAGAGTGGCATGGTAAACTTGCAGTCATCGATTTTAAAACGAGTGCAAAACCAAAGAAACCAGAGTGGATAACAAATTACTTCTGTCAAGAGACTGCATATGCAAAAATGTTTGAAGAGAGGACTGGCAAACAGGTAGAGTCTATCGTGACACTTATTGCTGTATCAGATGGTACTTCTCAGTTGTTTATTGATGAACCATCAGAACGATGGTTAGACCAACTCATATCGTTGAGAAATGAGTATAGAGATTTGTATGGTAATTAATTATGCAAGATACATTAGTATAACTGGGATTGCAATGGGTAAAGTTAAGCAGAACATAAATTCAATAAAATTCCCTAATGTGTCCAATTCTTGTCTGTTCTTGGCCACCACTTTTCGTAAATGACCCATGATAAGATTTTTAAACTCCTTTGTTAATTATAATGCTGGTTTATTCCAACATATCACTCTTATTTATACAAATAAACACTTGACAAATATGAGTTCCATGAGATAATAATATAGTAGAGAAATAAATGATAATTACTAAAAAGAGATTCACAGCTGCAATAGAAGAATTAGTTGCAGATAAGAACATGAACTACATTGATGCAATAGTAGTCTTTTGTGAACAACATTATCTAGACCCACAATCGGTCAAACATTTAATAACACCACCTCTAAAAGAAAAGATTGAGGCGGATGCAACTAACCTAAATTTCTTAAAACCTAACAAAAAGAAGGGAAAGGGGAATCTATCACAATTTGAAAAATAATGGCAAAAAGAGCAGGACGAATATTCACAGCAATCACACCAACCAGAAAGAGTTCATCTATTGGTCAAGGTGGGAGAGGTAGAAAGATAAAGATTTCTACATCATCGATGAATAAGAACAAAAGAAGGTCTCATAAGAGATATAGAGGACAAGGTAGATAATGAGTAAACCATATAATAGACGACCACAACAACAGAAAGGTTATCAAAGAAATAAGAAGTTTGATAAGAAAAAAAGACCACCTACCTTTGACCAGTTGTTAAGAGCATTTAAAAAGAAAGTCGAAAGGGATGGAATCATCCAAGAGTGTAGACGAAGACAGTATTACATCAAACCTTCTCAATTGAGACAGAAGAAGATGAATGATAAGAAACGAAAGATTCAATTGCAGAAGATTCGTGAAGCAGAAGCAGAGATAAGACGAAGACAGAGCTCTTTCTTCTAATGGTAGACTCAAGACAAGGATTTGATGCATATCAACTCTATATTGCTCTAAAACTTCATTTCACATCTGACTATGATTTTATAAAGTACAATGGTAAAGTTAAGAGTGCAACATTTGATTCTTACCTTAAGAGAAAAGATAAATACCATTTTGCAAAAGTAGGAAAGAAGTACAAGAGTGAGCTTAAAGACTTCTTTATATCAAATTTTATCCACGAGGATGTGTGGGTAGGGGACATGTTAGGGAAAGAATGTGAATCTAATTACAAACATTACAAAAAATATATACAAAGTTTATCATACAGTTTCGAGAGGGATTGTGAAAATCTGGAGGCACTTTCAGAGTCTTTGGATTCTTTATTTCTTTGTGACGATAGTAGTCATCCAATTATATGTAGGGCTGTCTTATCCAGAACTATTAGTCCCATTACATATGGCCTCATTGAGTCAAGGTTACATTTCTCCTCTAAACTACCTATAAAGGAAGAGTATGTTTGGCCTGAGTTTAAGAATAGAATGTTAAAGATGATACCATTCTTACCTTATGATAATAAAAAGATTTCAGAGATAATGATTAATGTTTGGCAGAAGTGATACACAAGAAATGTTTACAAATATGCAGCCATCTGCATTAGAACAAATGAATAAGAATTTTCCACATACATCATACCTTGCGTTAGACCAGATAAAGACTGCATACATTATAGGTAATGGACAATCTAGAATAGGATTAGATTTAGATATTCTTGGTGGGGATGTATGGGGTTGTAATGCATTGTTTAGAGATTATACTCCAGACTACCTTACAATAGTAGATGTAAGTATCATGGGTGAGTGTGCTGAATCAGCATACCCTAAGTACAACCAATGTTACTTCTCTGGAGAATGGACAGAACCATTACATAGGGATGAAGAATATCCAGTGATTAAATCAACAATGGATGTCCCAGTAAGAGAATGGATAAGACCAGAACATACACATATCACTATGCATGGAAAGGGTAATGGTAATGTAGGTATCCTAGAAATGCAAGCAATAGGAATAGAAGAGGATTATAAGATTAAAGAAGTGAGAGGGCCAGAAGATGACCCTTTCTTATTCGAGAATTTCTTTTGTGGAACCACTGCAAGTGCAATGGCTTCCATGACAGGAAAGTATGATAACATAGTTTATGTGGGATTTGATTCCATATGGAATTATGATATAAATACTTACAATAATGTTTATGCTGGAACTAGATGTTATGGGTTAGAAACTGACCCAGAAAACACTAGACTGAAAGAGGAAGACGAAAGAGGTTGGA